GATATGGTACAGAATGGAATGAGTATTCAGATTAGTCAGGATTACTCTTCTATGGTTAACTTTGCACGTTGTAAGTGTTTAGGTGCAAATGTACTGCGAGGACCTAATCAGATTCCATGGGATGGTAAATTGGAATATGATTATCAGTTGTGGATTGACTCGGATATTGTCTTTGACTCTAACAAGTTCTGGCAGTTGTGTGATCTTGCTGTTTCTGAAGATGGCACAGAACGTGAAATTACTGCAGGGTGGTATTGTACAGAGGATGGACACACAACTTCTGTCGCACACTGGTTGGAGGAAGATGATTTCCGCAGTAATGGTGGAGTGATGAATCATGAAACCTTAGATTCTATTCAGAAACGTCGTAAACCATTTACTGTTGATTATACAGGATTTGGTTGGGTACTAATCAAGAAAGGAGTGTTTGAGAATCTTGAGTATCCATGGTTTGCACCTAAGATGCAAGTCTTTGAATCCGGTAGTGTACAGGACATGTGTGGTGAGGATGTCTCATTCTGTCTTGATGCCAAGGAGAAAGGATTTGATATCTGGTGCGATCCTCGGATTCGTGTTGGTCACGAAAAGACTCGGGTTATCTGATATAATTGATTACAGGGGAGGTTAGAGTCCTTCCCACCTCGTATCTCGTATTAAAGGAATTTAAAGTTATGGCAATGATGAAAGGGGGAAGTTATATCCCCGGAAAACCGAAGAAAACTCGTCAAGGTTCGGGAAAGAATTCATATGCACCCGCAACATCTCGCAATAAAGCAAAGAAACCATATCGTGGACAAGGTAGGTGATTAAATAAGTGCAGTTACATTAGTACATAATGGCTGCATTAATCTGTAATCTACCTTCAGTTGAAGTATGGGTAAGAAAAGAATATCTCACTGATCATCAAAGTGGTCATGGTGAATTTGTAAAAGGCGTTTGGGTATCGTGTAAGTCGATACCTGGACGCACTTTTTATTTTGAGACGTATTTGCCGGAATATGCGGCAATGTATGATAAACTACCTATCAGTGCGTTTGTGTCTGCTCCAGAGGCACCTAGCCCCGATATGGACCTTCCTAACCTACAATTCTGGAACTGTATGGACTATGGTGTAGTAGCAGTTACCAAACAATTTATTGGTAGTATGGACTATGAATTATATACAAGAGACTTTGGTATTCAAAAAGGCACTTACATCTGTACAATAGACAATTACCATCAGGATCCAGAGGTAGTAGATTATGCTACTAGTGAAAATCCTGCAGAACATAAGTCACATAACCTTATTGAGTTAGAGAATGGGCAATATGCACTGTATCCTAACAATAGAATGCGTATCTATGATAATAGTCTGACACCTGTTGAACCAAAACAACCAGATTTTAAGGTTTCAACTCAATATTATCAAGTTGAAAATGGTTTTGAACGTCTTGGAATGGGACGTGAGGACGAATATTTTTGGAAAACATCAAAAGAACGTGCAAAAGAGCAAGAATCAATAGAAGATATGTACAAATCACAAGATGGTCGTCCACTAGACACACAATAAATATAAAAAAGGGATAGCAACCCCTCTAAAAGTTCTGATTTCACATAAATCAGAGGCTAAAATGGGAAATTCACCCGTTGATAGAGACAAAAAATACATGAAACAGATGTGGGGGACCACAAGATTAGTAACAGATTACATTGTAGAGGAAAAAATGGCAACTCAGAATGATTTTTTGGACAATTTAGCAAATCATCAGCATCAAAAAATGCTTCGTGAGATCTCAAATGATGATTTGACACCTAAAAAAAGAGATACTGTCCAGGAAACAGAAATTTTTGAAGTAGAGAACAATCCGGAGACTCTTTTTGAGTGAAAAAATAGTAAAATTGTGTGATAAATAAGATATAATCGCAGAATTCTTGTGCCTTTAGAACGGGTAAGTCGTGGTTTTAAAGATGTCAGTATGACTTTTCAGAGAAATCCTCTGAATGGTGATATTCTTGGGCTAAAAAATGAAAATGCAATTGCTCGATCTATACGAAATATTGTTTTTACGATTCCTGGAGAAAAATTCTTTAACCAATCTTTTGGTTCTGATATAAATCAGTCTCTTTTCATGAATATTGATGAAATATCTGCAGTTATTATAAAAGATCAAATATCATCATCTATATCTAAATTTGAACCAAGAGTAAATTTAGTCGAAGTTATTATAAATCCAAATTTTGACAATAATAGTTTTGATGCAACTATCATTTACGAAATAATAGGTGCAGATATTCCTCCACAAGAATTACAATTCGTTTTGCAGCAAACCAGGTAAAAAATGCCATTATCTAATTTCTCTAACCTGGATTTCGACCAGGTTAAAACCACACTTAGAGAATATCTAAAGGAAAACTCTAATTTTACTGATTATGATTTTGAAGGGTCAAACCTTTCGTCAATATTAGATGTTCTGGCTTATAATACCTACATTACCTCATACAACGCAAACATGGTTGCGAATGAGGTATTCATTGATAGTGCCACATTAAGAGAAAATGTGGTTTCACTAGCAAGAAATATTGGATATCTTCCTAGGTCAAGAAAAGCAGCAAGAGCAACTATATCATTTTTTATTGATACAACAAATATTACCCCAGCACCAAGTACAATCACCTTAAAGAAAGGTATTGTTGCTACAAGTCAAGGTTCTTTCGGTAATCAATCATTTACTTTCTGTATCTTAGATGATATCACGGTTCCTGTTTATGATGGTATAGCATCTTTTGATGATGTAAGCATTTACGAAGGAACATTCCTTACATCCAATTTTACATATAATTCAAGAACACCGAATCAAAAGTTTATTCTTAATAATGTCGGCATTGATACTGAGTTATTATCAGTTACAGTAAGACCAAATCAAAATTCAACAAGATCTGTTAAGTATAGTCTACAAGATAGTCTTTTCCAAATCAAATCAGATTCAAAAGTTTATTACTTACAAGAATCTGAAGATGAGAGATATGAATTGCTATTTGGTGATGGAGTTTTTGGGAAAAAGTTAGAAAATAATAATTTTATCACCGCAAATTATATTACATCAAGTGGAGATTCTGCAAATGGTGTAGATCAATTCTCATTTGCTGGTCAATTGACATATACAAGAAATGCAAATGAGTATACTATTACATCCGGAATTTCATTACTGACTACAGGTCTTCCTTCTTCTGGTGGAGAAGAAATTGAAGGTGTAGAATCAATTAAAAAGTTTGCACCAAGAATCTATGCTTCTCAGAACAGAGCATTAACTGCAAATGACTATGAAACACTGATTCCTGCAAAGATTTACCCAGAGACTGAATCAATCTCTGTATTTGGTGGAGAAGAATTAGTTCCACCACAGTATGGTAAAGTATTCATCAGTATCAAACCAAGATTTGGCGATTTCTTGCCAAATTTGATCAAACAAAATATTAAACTGAAACTTAAGCAGTATGCAGTTGCTGGAATTGTTCCAGAAATCCTTGATCTGAAGTATCTGTACTTAGAAGTCAATACAAAAATCTACTATAATTCAAACTTAGCACCTTCTTCAGCATTTGTTTCAAGTATTGCTCAAAATAATGCTAATAGTTATGCAGAATCTACTGAATTGAATAAGTATGGTGCTAGATTTAAGTATAGTAAGTTTTTGAAGATAATTGATGACAGTCATGAGTCTATTACATCAAATATTACTACAGTCTCTATGAGAAGAGACTTAAGAGTAGTTACTAATAGTTTTGCGGAGTATCAGATTGGTTTTGGTAATTCATTTCATATCAAGAGTATGGATGGATATAATATTAAGACATCTGCATTTAGGATAGCAGGTATACAGCAGAATGTATATCTTTCGGATATACCAAATAGTGATGCTATTACTGGAAACTTGTTTTTGTTTACTCTTCCTTCCGTTGGTTCTCAGGATCCAACAATTGTGAGAAGAAATGTTGGAATTATTAATTATGCTTCTGGTGTTATTACAATCAATCCAATAAATGTCCTTGATGGTAAGATGAAGGATGGTCGTCCTATTATTGAAATCGAAGCATCACCAAATTCCAATGATGTTGTCGGATTACAGGATCTTTATTTACAACTAGATACTAGTAGCAGTTATTTTGATACTGTTGTGGATGAAATTGCATCTGGACTTGATCCATCTGCATCTAATTATATTGTTTCGTCTAGTTATCCAAATGGTAATTTAGTTCGTGCAGGAGGACCTACAACTACAGCGATAACTAATACAGCAGGAACTACTACATCAGCAAATACATCCGCCACAGCAACAACAACAGCAACAACTACAACAGTTTCCACTTCAGGTGGCGCATCAACCGGTTCAAGTTCATACTAAGACGATAAATTCATAAAATGTCAGAAACCAGAGTCCAGTTTAATACTATTGTATCTAATCAACTTCCTCTTTATGTGAGGGAGGACTTTCCGTTAATATCTGATTTTTTAAAGCAGTATTATCTTGGACAAGAGTATCAAGGTGGACCTGTTGATCTGATTCAAAATATTGATAGATATATTAAAATTGATAATACAACTGGATTATCAGAATCAGTCGTATTATCTGGGAACTTAGATTTCGATTCCGCAGTAATTAACATTGATCCTGATAAATCTCCTACTGGAACTTTAGGATTCCCAGATTCTTATGGTTTACTTCAGATTGGTGATGAAATTATAACCTATACTGGAAAGACACAATTTTCCTTTACTGGATGTGTTAGAGGGTTTGTTGGAATTACTTCTTATAGAAGTGATACTAATAAAGAAGAAGTAGTATTCAAAGAAACTCTTGCCGAAGACCATTTAAGTGGTTCTGACATTAAAAACTTAAGTTGCTTATTCTTAAAGGAATTTTTACTCAAAACTAAACATCAAATCTTACCGGGATTTGAAGACAGAGAATTGTCAAGTAACTTAGATCAGAATTTATTTTTAAAACAGTCAAAAGATTTTTATCTTAGTAAAGGTACTGATAGATCTTTTGAAATTTTATTTAAGTCTTTATATAATGAGAATGTACAAATTATCAGACCAGCAGAATCATTAGTAACTCCATCAGATGCTCAGTATAGAGTTACTAATGATCTTGTCGTAGAACCAATTTCAGGAGATCCTTCTGATCTAGACCATTCTACACTATATCAAGATGCGTATAAGTTTGATAGTAATATTCAAAAATCTTATGCACCAATCACCAGGGTTGAAAAAATAAATGCTGGATATGGTGTAACTTTCTATAGATTAAAGTATGATGGTGGGTATGATAGAGATATTGAAGAAGATGGATCAATATACGGAACTTTTAAAGTACATCCATCTACAAAAATTATTGGAAACGTCTCTGCAGGATCTACAATTGTTGATGTTGAATCAACAGTAGGTTTTGCTCATAGTGGAGAGTTATTTGTAAATTATTTTGATAGAACTACTGGAATAGTATCATATACTTCAAAATCTCCAACTCAGTTTTTTGGCATAAGTGATTTAGATAACGACATTTTAGATACTGCTGTAGTCGGAATTAATACTTTTGCATATGGATATTCTGCAGTAGATGGTAGTCTAATTCAAGTTAGGATTAACTCAGTTTTAAATTCAATTGAAATTCCAGAAGTATCTGACGAATTAGAGAAAGGTACTACTGCAAATATTACAAATTATGGATTTACAGAAGTAAGTCCTAAGACTCGTAACTGGTTTTATAATGTTTCTCCCGTTTACAAAGTCTCCAGTATTGAATTAATAGATGCTTCCGATAATACCTACAAAATTACCTTAAATGTACCAAATCAATTTAGATCTGGTGACAAATGTGCAATTATTGGATCAGATTCTTCAAGAAAAGATTCAACTATTGCAACAATAATCGGAGAAAAATCTTTTACTGTAAGAGGTCAAGGAGTTCTTGACACTGGGTTAACATATAAATTGCAAAGAACTATCCTCAAAGGATTATCTTCAGTCTTTCCATCAGTAGAGTCATTCTCAACTGATGTTGATAGAGTTTATAAAAATACTGCTAATAATTACTTAGTATCCTCACCATCGATTCCAAATTATGGTTCTCAATCACTAGACTCAACGTTTAGAGATAAAACTTTTTCTGGAACATTTTTGGGAGATGAATTTGAAATTGCTAACCATGGATTTTATACTGGAGAATCTATTTACTATAAGGCAAACTCAGTTTCTCAATCCGCAACTGATGCTGCCGGAAATATAATTACTGAGATAGTTCGTGGGCAAGGACTTTTCAGTGATGGTTTATATTTTATCAAACGAATAAGTGAAAGCAAATTAAAATTTGCTAAAAGTAGAGAAGACATCTATAAATCTAAATTCATTTCTTTAGACACTGAAGTAACAGTTACTGATAGTAGCCTCAGACCATTTTCTTTTAATGATAAAACAGTAAAACCACAAAATATCTTAAGAGAAATTTCAACACCGATAAGTGATGGATCTAGATCTGAAACTAAACCAGGTGCTACTGGAATATTTGTTAATGGTGTAGAACTTCTGAATTACAAATCCAGTGATTCTATTAAATATGGAAAAATTGAAAGTATTGATGTTTTATCTAAAGGATCGAATGTTGATGTTGTAAATCCGCCAGATTTTCTTATTAAGGATGCTGTTGGATACGGAGCATCTGCACATCTTGCAGTTTCTGGTCGATTCATTGATATCAAAATTGTGAATCCTGGTTTCGATTACGTAGAAACTCCTACATTAAAAATAGAAGGTGGTAATGGTCAAGGAGCTATTGGTTCCGTTAATATGAAGTCTATTGATCATGCAGTAGAATTTTATGCAGATGAACTATCTAATCAGGTTGATATATTGCAATCTACAATTGGATTTTCAACATATCATAAATTTAGAAATGCTGAAAAAGTAATTTACAGAACAAAATCACAAGATGCAGTTTCTGGGATAGTAACCGATTCATCTTACTTTGTAAATGTTGTAGATGAATTTACAGTAAAACTTCACGAAACCGAAAGTCAAGCATTAACTGGAATTAATACTGTACCATTAACTTCCTATGGTGCAGGAAAACACTCTTTACAATCGTTTAGTAAAAAGTTAGTTGTACAATCAGTAAACGTTACTGATAGTGGATCTGGTTACGAAAATAAAAAGAGAACGGCTCAAGCAGCAACTGGAGTTAGTACAGCATCAAATTCCTTTAGTATTTTAAATCATGATTATAGTTCTGGAGAGAGAATAAAGTATACCTGTACAAATACTCCTGCTTCTGGAATTTCTGTAGGGTCAGAGTACATTCTGACTAAGATTGACAATAATTCCTTCAAGTTATCTGAAGTTGGTCCTTCTGAAGATATTAATTTCTTCTATAGAAATAAGCAATATGTAGACATTACAACTGTTGGAGTAGGAACTCACATATTCAACTATCCAGATATTACCGCAACTTTGATTGGAAAGGTTGGAATATCTTCGATAGGCACCGAAACATTTAAAGCATCATTACTTCCTATTGTAAGAGGAACAGTTCAGTCTGTTCATGTAGAAAATTCTGGATTCAACTATGGATCTGAAGAAATTTTAAATTTTGATAGGCAACCACAAATTCTTTTAGATTCTGGATCAAATGCACAACTAAAGGCAATTGTTAGTGCTGGTTCAATTCAAGAAGTTATTGTTTTAAACAGTGGTTCTGGTTATTATTCTACTCCAGATTTAATTATAAATGGTGAAGGTTCTGGAGCAGTATTAACTCCTATTATCGAGAATGGTTCATTAGTTTCTGTTACTGTAATCGAAAAAGGAATTGGATTTGATGAAGATAGTACAACAATTGATATTATTCCTTCCGGATCGACTACCAATACTCCAAAGTTCAAATGTAATATTCAAAATTGGACTGTAAATTTATTTGGCAAATACGAAAATATATTTACTGATGATGATGGATTTTTGACGGAAGGTCTCCATAAAAATGAAATACAATATACTCACATCTATGCTCCAAGAAAACTAAGGGAAAAAGTCTATAGTTTAAATCAAGTAGGTGAAATTTTATATGGAAAACAGGACTTAATAAAGGTAAATGGTATTGAATCCGATTCAAATTATCACTCACCTATCTTAGGGTTTGCATATGATGGAAATCCAATTTATGGACCTTATGCATATTCTACTAAGACTGGTGGTTTTATAACTCAGATGTTATCTGGATATTCTTTAAATATTCAGAACAGCAGACCATCTACTTCAATTTATCCAGAGGGATTCTTTGTTGAAGATTATGTATATAAAAATTCGTCTAGTGACTCTGTTCTTGATGAAAATAATGGAAGATTTTGCATAACACCAGATTATCCGAATGGAACTTATGCATATTTCACAACAATAGATGAAAGATTCCCAGAAACTTTTGGAGTGTTTAAAAATTATAAGAAACCATCTTTCCCATATGTCATCGGACATAGTTATCATTCAATTCCAAATAATTTTAACTTTGTCAATAGTTCAAACTCTAATGATTATGATTTGGAGGCAAATGGTTGGAGAAGAAATACAAGTCCAATCAATTTGATAGAAGATGAGTCTCAATATCCATATCTAAATGTTCCAAACAAATTGAATCAAACTGCTGAAATTGTTGGAACAAATCCAGGTGTTGCTGGTGGTGTTGGAATTATTACTGGAGGAACCGGATATAAAGTTGGTGAATCTATAGCATTTGATAATACTAATACTGGAGGAACCGGGGCACATGCTAAAATTAGTCGAGTTAAAGGTAAGACAGTAAGTTCTATAAGTGTTGATTCAATTATTCTGGAAAATGTTGAATTTTATCCAGGTCAAAAAGATGGTGAGTATTTTGCCTTTGCCAGTGATCCACATGGAATAGAAAATTTAGATGTAGTTTCCATTTCAGGTTTGTCTACAACATCTTCTTATCTTGAAGGATCTTATACCGCTGGAATATCTACCAATAGATTAACCTTAGCTGGTATAGGATCAATTGCAGTCGCAATTGGAACAGATGGATCTACAGGATTGACAACATACTTTAGTGTAACTGGAAATCTTGGATATCCTCATATTAGAGAGAATGATATTCTTCAGTCCGGAACTGAGAAATTTAAAGTTCTGAATATTGATCCTGAGTCTTCAAGAATAAGAGTTCTAAGAAAAGTAAGTGGATCAATTGGAACTACGTTATCTGTTGGAGATCATTTCTATGAAATACCTAGAAAACTCAAAATTTCTTCCGGATTCAAAACAGATTCTAACTTAAAATTTAATAAGAAAATTTATTTCAATCCAGCAGATTCTATTGGTATTGGAACGATTTCTGGAATTGGAGTAGGAGTAACATTAACACTCTCTAACCCCGGATTTGGTGCTACTCAATTGTTTGTACCAACTAAATCAATTTTTATAAAGAATCATAATTTAGAGACAGGTGATCAGTTAACTTATTCTGCTGGAGATGGAGGAAGTGGAATTGTAGTTCAGGATGAAACTAATGTTGGGGTTGGATCAACCTTAGCAGATGGTCAAAAGTTATTTGTTGCTAAAATTGATAATAACTTAATTGGATTATCTACTGTAAGAGTTGGACTTGGAACTACTGGAACATTTGTCGGAGTTGCTGAAACTCACAGAAATTCTACAACTCTGTTCTTTACAAATATTGGAGACGGGGACACTCATAGTTTTGTAACCAACTATTCTGCGATAACTGGAGAAATTCAAAGAAATTTAGTTACAGTTTCAACTGCACAAACTCATGGATTGAGTCCAGATCATAATGTAATAGTTTCTGTAAGTCCAGAAAACACTAAGAATATAACACTAACATATAATGACACTAATAGAAGAATAATTGTAAATCCTGTAGGGTTTGTTACTGCAGGTGTTAGTACTTCAACAAATTCAATCACTATCAGTTCACATGGATTTGAGACTGGAGATAAAATCATCCACACGTCAGATTATCCTTCTGAAGGATTAAAGAGTGGAAAGGTTTACTATGTAGTAAAAGTTGATAGAAATACAATCAAACTTTCAAACACTCTTACCGATTCTAAGAAAATTGACCCAGTAATTATTGGTATCAGTAGTGCTTCTTATGGTACTATTAATCCAATTAATCCAAAAATTAATCTCTATAAAAATTCTACAGTAGTATTTGATTTATCAGATGATTCTTTAGCATATGTAAGACAAGGTTCTGTATATTCTGCATTTGAATTTAATTTATATGAAGACGCAAACTTTACCTCTCTATGGAATACTTCACAATCTAGTGAAGTATTCGAATTTTCAAAATCAGGTAAAGTTGGAACCTCTGGAGCATCTGCAACTTTATTGGTGAATAATGAGATTCCAGAAAACTTATACTACCGTTTAGATCCCATCTATGAAGGAAATATTCCAGCAGTAAAATCTGAAATCATCTCTGATAATGAAGTTGTTTCTGGAAGTAAACTGATAATCGGAAACAGTAAGTATGATGGAAATCATGATATATCGATTAATTCTACTAATAGTTTTACATATACTATTAGTGATGCTCCTGAAGAAGTTTCTTATGGATCTACCGCAAATATTTCTTACATTACTGATTGTACTCATACATCAGGAGAGATTGCCGAAATTGATGTTATAAATCCAGGTAGAAATTATTACTCAACACCGGGAATTGATGGTATCAATACTTCAGATGGTGAAGGAGCAATTCTTAGAGTTAATCCTAAGAATATTGGTGGACTGAAGAAATTAAACTTTAAGGATATTGGATTTAATTATCCTTCAGACAAAACTTTGAATCCAAGGGTTTTATTACCACAAACGATTAGAATTGATTCTCTTGCTTCAATAGAATCTATTGGAATAACATCTTTTGGAAGAGGATTTAATATTCCACCAAAACTGATTGTTGTTGACGGCAAAACAAATAAAGTTGTAGAAGATTTAGCATTCAAGGTAACTCTTGGTAATAGAGATGTCGAAATTTTACAGAATACTAATGGTATCAGCAATGTAAATCCACTGGTTATACCAACTGAAAGTGGTGCTGGCGTAGGTATTAGAACAATAACATACGATTCTTCAGGAATCGCCACAGCAACTCTTTCTGTAGGATTTAGTACCGTCAACTCATTCCCATTTGCAGTTGGTGACAAAGTTCTAATTGAAAGTACAAGTGTTGGTGTTGGATCTACTGGAAAGGGATTTAACTCTGCAAATTATGAGTATAACTTGTTTACTTTAACTGGGGTTACTGAGAATCTTGGTGGAATTGGTGATGTTACTTTTGATATGTCAGATTTTCTGACAGGATCAGAAATTCCTGGAAAATATGATACTATTAACTCCACAGGAAAAATACTTGCACAAAAACACTTCCCAATTTTTGAGACAAATCTTGTTACTAGAGATTATTCTATCGGTGAAATTGTAAAATCAGAAAATGCAACTGGTATTGTAGAAGGGTGGGATCCAAAGACATTATCACTTAGAGTTTCTTCAGATGATAACTTTACTGTTGGAAGTATAATTGAAGGAACTTCCTCAAAAGTTCTTGGTGTGGCAAACTCGATTAAAGCATATGAGACATATGCTAATTTTGGGGCAATGTCTAAAACCACTCTTGGGTGGTTGGATGATAAGGGATCTTTGAACTCAGATCTTCAGAGAATTCAAGATAGTTATTACTATCAGAATTTTGCTTACTCGATTAAGTCAAAAGTTCCATATGATACTTGGAATGAAACCGTATCTACATTAAATCATACTTTAGGATTTAAAAAGTTTGCAGATCTCCAAATGGAGTCTTCTAATGATAACAACGGTTCTGTTAAGCCAAATACGTCTTCATTTGATCAAGTAACAAATCTTGATGGATTTGCAAGTCTGCATTGCGTTCATGACTTTGATTTGGTTACAGAAACTAATAGAACTCAAACTTCTGGACTTATTTCAAATGAGATCGTCTTTTCTAACAGAATTCTTATAGATTTCCTTGAATCTATTGGAAATAGAGTTCTCTCTATCGATAATTTCCAATCTCAATTTAATAGTAATCCTAGACCAACTGAGTTTTCAATTATTGATACATTTGAGTCATCTGCAATTAGAACGAGAAAGTTTGTAACCTATGTAAGAGATAAAAGATTTACTGCACAAAGACAATTGATGTTGGTAAATGTCATGCATGATGGCGTTTTTGGATATATCAACCAATATGCTAGAGTTGAAACTGCATATGATCAAGGATCTTTTGATCTTTCATTCTCATCAGGAACGGAGGATGCAAATCTTCAATTCTATCCAACTAAGTTTGCAGTAAATGATTACAATGTTAGTATTCTTTCTTATGACTTTAAGGATGCACTTCTTGGAACAGGAACAACAAGTTTGGGTGGAGTAGCAATCATTGACACCACTAGTGTTAATGTAAACGCTGGTACAAATGCTACCATAGTATCAATTGCAAATACATATACTTCGGTAAAAGTTTTAGTAAGTATTACTGCGGACACTTCTATTACTTCTGGATTAGATAATAATTTTGAATATCAGGAACTTAATATTCTGCATAATGGTTCTGACATCAATATGCTAGAAATTGCTAGAATGTCAACTGAGATAAAAAATTCTAGTCCTGGTTTTGGAACTTATCATCCTTATTTTGTAGGAGATAATTTAAATATTGATTTCTATCCAGCAACTGGAATAGGAACTACTGGAGTTATTAATACCGTTTTTGTTGGACTTGCCACGGAGACTTCTAGTGGAATTGGAACTATTGAATTGACTAGAGCAAAAATTGAGGCAAAAACTACTAATATCTTCGCATCCTCCTCTCCTGGAATTACTACTGTTGCTCAATATTCTAAGAATTATGATGGTGCATACTTTATTGCTCAGGTTGCTGATACAACAAATAATGAATATCAATTGTCTGAACTTGTTGTTGTTGATGATTATGTAGACTCCACAACAACTGCAGACACCTGTTATGTTGAATATGGTAACATTGAAACTTCTAGTGGGTTGGGAACTTTTGGAACAATAGTTTCTGATGAAGGAATCGTTTCTCTTGTATTTACTCCAAATGCAAATATTGATGCCAAGATTAATGTTTATACAAATGCATTAGGTCTGATTGAAGATGATACTGTTCCTTCTGGTATTGATTTTACTAATACATCAATTAATTGTATGGTTGGTGATTATGAGGGAACTGAACGTGATATTAAGAGAAAATTCTATCTTGAACATGAAAATCTTGGAATCTTTGAAAGATATTTTGAAGGAAATAATCCAAATGTAGTTAACACTCTCCAAAATTTAATTTCTATTCCAAATCATTATTTTGTTACTGGTGAAAAAATTAGATATTCAAATGTTGGAATTGCAAATTCTTCAATCGTCATTGCACCTACAAGTTTTGTCGGAGCATCTAATACAACATATCTACCTGAAGAAAATCTTTATGTTGTCAAGTATGATAATAACAATATTCAAATTGCAACCAGTGCAGAAAATGCACTTAAGGCAATACCTGAAGTTGTAGATATTACTTCGGTTGGAATTGGAACTTCTCATAGATTTGTATCAACTAATCAAAATGCAAAACTTCTTGTTTCTATTGACAATATTATTCAGTCTCCAATAGTATCAACAGCATTAACAACCACACTTTCAAAACAACTCACTATTCTGGATGATGTAATCTTCTTTAGTGGTATTACTTCTTTCTTTGGATCAGATTTGATTAAGATCAATGACGAGATAATGAAGATTGAAGGTGTTGGTATTGGTAGCACTAATGCAATCAGGGTACGTAGAGGATGGTTAGGAACAAATCTTGGAGTGGGCGTTACTGGTGATCTGATCACTAAGATTGTTGGAAACTATAATATTGTTGATAATGATATTATTTTCTCAGAAGCTCCTTTTGGAAATGTTCCATTAGGTTTAGAAACAAATGAACCAGATGAAAGAGATTGGATTGGTGTATCAACTTCTTCAAGTTTCCATGGAAGAAGTTTCATGAGATCTGGTATTCTTCAAGGGACTAATGAGTCTTATTATAAGAATTATGTTTTTGATGATATTTCTCAAGAATTTAATGCATTAAATGATGAGTTTACACTCAAATCAGATGGATCAAATATTTCTGGAATAGAAAATGAGAATGCAATCATTCTTGTAAATGATGTCTTCCAAGCACCAGGAATTTCTGATCAATATGTACTTGAAGAATCTGCTGGAATTACTTCAGTAAGATTCCAAGGAACCGAAACAACACCATTGGGTCCTGATGTTGGAGTTTCTGATTTCCCTCGGGGTGGAGTTATTGTTTCTGTTGGATCTACTGAAGGATTTGGATACCAACCATTAGTTGCTGCTGGAGGAACGGCAACTGTATCTTCCGCAGGAACCATTACTGCAGTATCAATTGGTAATAGTGGTTCTGGATACAGATCTGGTATTCAAACAAACCTTTCTGTAGGAGTACAACTTCCAGATACTACGGGTACAACCATAATACCAATTGGAATTGCTTCTATTTCTGAAGGTCATGTAACTTCGGTTGCTATCACAACAGATAGAGTTTTCTATGCTCCACGCGATATTTCAAATGTCCTTTATGATAACACAACTGGCATCACTACAGTTACAACTTCTACATCGCATGGTTTATCTGGTAATGATGAAGTTATTGTTTCTGGAATCGCATTCACATGTGATTACACTGGATCTGGACCAGTTAATATCTCTAACGTTGAGTATAATAATGTAACTGGAATTATGGTAGTTACAACTTCTGATCCACATAATCTTTCGACAAGTGGTCAGAAGAGTGATGTTCTGTTAACTGGTATTGGAATGACTTGTGATTTAGATAATGGTGGTTCTACACATGTATATCCAAGAACAACTGATCCTGCATATTGCGGTACTCCAGTTCTTGCAGTTAATAGTGCTACAGAATTTGAAGTCAATGTTGGAACTTCTACAGTTGCTACTTACTATCAAAGTGGTGGAGTCGCACAACCCGTTCTCATTGCACCAAGAATAAGTAACAATTCTGCTAGTGGATTTGATCCTGCATCTCAGGGGTCAACTGTTCTTAAAGTTATTGATAGCACTAATTTTGAAATAAACACTGGCATTTCCACTAGGGCACACTTCTATGCAAGATGTGGAACTGTTAATAAACCAATTGATATTGTATTTGAAGAACCAACATCTTATTCTAATATGAGATTGTCATACAGTTCCTCCTCTGTTGCTGGACTTGGAACTGAGGCAACTATTGATGTAGTTGTTGGTCAAGGATCTAGTGTTATTGACTTTGAAATTAAAAATACTGGATATGCATATGGTAATGGCGAAATTCTGACAGTTGAAGTTGGTGGAACTACTGGAATTCCAACTACATCATCTTATAAAGAATTCCAAGTAACTATTGATGAAGTTGCTACTGACAAATTTAGTGGTTGGTCTTTAGGAGATCTGGAAGTTCTTGATAATATTGATGAATATATTGATGGGAAACGCAAGGATTTCCCATTATTCCTCAATACTGAAAGAATATCTATTGTTGCTGCTAAAGGATCAAGAATTAATGTTCAAGATGTTCTTTTAGTATTTGTTAATGATATTCTTCAAGTCCCTGGAGAATCTTACACATTTAAGGGTGGAAGTGTAATTACATTTGCCGAACCAATTGCTGTTGGAAACAATATTAACATCTTGTTCTACAAAGGAACTGGTGATAGTGATGTTGTTCTTAAAAATGTAGTTGAAACCGTTAAGAAGGGTGATACTCTGCAAATAGTCCATGATAAATCAATAGATCAACAAAAGTATTTGACTGAGGAAACAAGAGATGTTCAAGATATTCTTTCTACTGATCTTGTTGAGACAAATGCTTATGATGGTCCAGGAGTTACAAATGATGTAACTTTAGAAAGACCAGTTGTATGGTGCAGACAAACTGAAGACAAATTTATTAATCAAATTGCAGTTGGTAAAGATAGAGAACTTTATGAACCAACTATTAATCCAATTTCTTATATCATCAAACCTGTTGGAATTGGATCAACAACAATCTATGTTGATAGTTTAAGACCTCTATTTGATGGTAGAAATGAAAGTGATACTGATCTGTCTTTCCAAAATAAAGTTAAGTTTATATCACAAAAAACTAGAACTGGGGCAGCTGCAACTGCAATTGTTTCTGGTATTGGCACTATTTCATCAATTCCAATCTCAGATGGTGGATCTGGATATTCTTCAGCACCAGAAGTGACAATTGGAAATATAGTTGGAACGGGTGCAGTAGCCACGGCAGTTCTCACTGATGGTTCCGTAACTTCCATATCACTGACTAATGCTGGAACTGGATATACAAATACAAATCCACCACAAGTTCTTATTGCACCTCCTCCACATTCTGAAGAAGAAGTTACTGTTGATTCTTATTCAGGTGATAATGGAATTGTTGTTGGAGTTGGAACCACAACTATAGATAATACTAATGAAATCATTGTTGATCTTCATATTCCTTATGACTCATTCCTTAGAGATACCTCTTTAGTTGGAACTGCAGTTACTTTGAGTTCTATATCTGTCAATGATTACTTTACAATTTTCAATTCGAATGTGGGTATGGGAAGCACTGCTCCTCCATTCTATACATATACAACTGATGGATCTGCGACACAAGTTGGATTTGCTACTCAGTTTATTGATACAATATATCAAGCAAAACGAGTTGAAGTTGTTTCTAGAGATGTTGCTGGTGTTTCTACAAACGTATTGAGAGTCAATTCGGTTCTTACTGGTATTGGAACAATCAACTTCGGTGTTGATGGCATTTTCATGGATAACACAATAGTTACTATGGATTTAACTGCATCTGGTTCCGATTTTACTGGTGAAATGATGACTTCAAATTATTTTGGAGAATTCTCTTGGGGTAGAATTGATCTTGTAGGAAGATCTAAGCAAGTATCATACAATACAGAAATTCTTAATGGATTCTCTGGTATTTCTACATCAGATATCTTGACAAGAAAAGATTCACTTAGATCCAAGAGATACCTAGTATAAATATTTTTAAATCCAAAAAATAATGGCAAGACAGGGAATAAGCACCGGTTTATCCGCAAATGACGGATTAGGTGATAATCTAAGAGCTGCTGGCGGAAAAATTAATGATAATTTTTCCGAAATATACTCCTATTTTGGAGATGGGGATGATCTGACAGTAACTATCGGAACTGGTATAGCAACTGCAGGTGGATCTGTAGGATCTGGTGTTACCATTCTTGATTTTAGAGGATCTGCTCTTGGTGAAGTTATAGTTGGATCTGGAATTGCTACTATTACGGTTAGTGATTTTCAACAAACATATACAGATGCTGATGTTAATACTCATTTAAATATTTCATCTGCTGGAACTAATGAAGTACTTGGATGGAATGGAACGGATTATACTTGGGTTGCGCAGACTTCTGGATATGGTGATTCTAACGTTGATACTCACTTAAATCAATCTAATCCAACATCAGGATATGTCTTGAGTTGGAATGGTAGTGATTATGCATGGGTTAGTAATGCTGGATATACAGATTCTGATGTTGATACTCACTTAAATCAATCTAATCCAACATCAGGATATGTCTTGAGTTGGAATGGTAGCGATTATGCATGGGTAGAACAATCTGTTGGTGTTACAACTGAAAATGTAGTAGCAGATTCACTGGTTGTTTCTGGTATTAGTACTTTTGCTATTGGTGGTGGATCCACAGTTTTCTTTGGTGGGGAGTCTGGTGAAGCTAGTCTGGCAATCTCTCATGCCGCAGGATCTAATCATAGCATGTATATGCAATTCACCAGTCATGATGGTGATGTAGCTAGCATTGAGACAGACTCCAATTCGAATATGACCATAACTGGTGGTGCTAATATAAATTTAAAATCAGATTCATCACACACTGTTCTTTCTTCTGGAGGAAATGCTCTAAACCTTTATTATGATAATGATCCGAAATTTGCAACTTCTAATGAAGGAGTAAGTGTTATTGGAGATGCTCAGATATCTGGTAGTGTACTATCTTCTTATACAGGTAGTACAGAAACATTTTCAGTAACTGTTGGTACTAGAACTACAAATCATCGTTATGGAACGGGTGGAAATGGATATTTTATTGATGGAGTTGAGGCACCATTCTTAACACTTACACCTGGTAAAACTTATAGATTTAATTTAAGTACCAGTGATCAATCAAATCATCCATTTAGATTTTATCTCGAAGCAGATAAGACTACACAATATACTACAAATGTTACTACTGCTGCAACTTATACTGAAATAGTAGTAACTGATGAAACTCCAACAGTTCTTCATTATCAATGTAGTGCTCATGGATACATGGGTAATGCTGTTCAGGTAAATTCTAATAAAGTAGATACTCCTTATCAGATTGATGGTCTTAGTGGTGCCAATATTACTGGTGTTGTTACTGCAACATCTTTTAGTGGCACCAGTGCATCCTTTAGTGGTAATGTTTCTATTGGTGGAACTCTTACGTATGAAGATGTAACCAATATTGATTCTGTTGGTCTGATAACAGCAAGAAGTGGTATTATCGTCACTGGTGTTACTACTGCAACATCTTTTGTCAAATCTGGAGGAACATCAGCACAGTATTTGATGGCAGATGGATCAACAACTGAAGGCGATTCATTAACTAAAGGGTATATTGCTGGTCTAACTGCCTTCCTCAATTAATAAATAAATCACAAAGGGTTTAAGAAATGGCTGCACCAAACATACTAAATGCAACATCAATTTATGGTAAGTCTATGGGAGCTGCTCTCAGCACCACTGACACTACAGATATTTTGACATGTGCTTCTGATAAAGTTCTTAAGATTAAAAGTATTTTAGTTTCTAATGTTGATGGAACTAGTAATGCTGCAGCAACAGTATATTTTTATGATAGTAGTGCATCAACTAGATATGCATTAGTAAAAACTGTTAATGTTCCAGCAGATGCATCTTTAGTTGTGTTAGGAGATAGTTCAATATTATATTTGGAAGAAGGTGATCAAATTGAAGCAGGTGCAAGTGCAGCATCAGATTTAGAAATAGTTATTGCATACGAAGAACTTGATGATGCCTGACTATGAGATACAACGGTTCTATTAATGGAGTTCAAAATAACTCTTCAGTCACATCATCACCTGGGATGTGGTCAATTAATGATGTACAAGAAAACTCAACTGATGCAAACTGGCCAGGAGACGCAACAGGTGGTGTAGCTTCTTTTGAATACCTTATTGTAGGTGGTGGAGGAGGTGGTGGAGGAGCAACTTCCTCTGACACTGTTGGTGGTGGAGGTGGTGGAGGACAAGTTTTAAGTGGAACTGGTCCTATTAATACAACTAGTCCATATAATATAAGCATTGGTGGTGGAGGTTCTGGTGGAAGTGGATTTTCTCCAGGATATAATGGTAGTACAACTACACTTACTGAAAATAATGCAGGAGTAAATAACTTTCAAGTAGAAGCATTAGGTGGTGGTGGAGGAAGTGGAATTAATGCTAATAGTAATCCTCCAGTTGCTAATGGAGGTGGAGGTTCTGGTGGAAATGGGTCGAGTAATGGAATAACTGGAACTGCTTATGATGGTGGAAATGGTGGGGCAGATTCAAATCAAAAAGGTGGTGGAGGTGGCGGTGCCGGAGCAGGAGGGGATGGATATAATGGAGCAGCTGGTGGAGCTGGTGGAGCGGGTGGTACTGGATTGCTTTTCACTATAACTGGAGCAAACGTTTATTATGGAGCAGGTGGTGGAGGAGGAAGTAATGGTGGCGGTGCCGGAGCAGGAGGAATTGGTGGTGGTGGACCTGGAGGAGCTGCTGATTCAGTTTCTTATTTGAAGAAAAATGGAGAAAGACCCACCCTTAGAAGCACTGGAGGTGGTGGTGGAGGTGCTGCTGTTTACGGTAGTCAAAATAATAGTGGTAATGGAGGAGCAGGAGAAAATGGGTGCGTTATATTAAAATATCCAAATATGTATGATCTTCATATGGATTATTGGGAGGGTGGTTCTGGTCCAGACACTCCGATTAATGTAGTGATAAAGAATCATCCTAATGGAACTGATAAAGTAGCAACGTTTATAGGAAGATCACAAAATAATATCTATTGGGTGACATCTACATCTGCATCTGCAAAGGAGATTTAAAGTGGGAAGAAGAAACGGTTCTATAATAGGAAAAAGAAATGTTGGAGCAGGTGCTACTAGCAATGCATCTGGTGTTTGGGGATTAAATGATACTCAACGTGTATCCGCACCAGATAATTCATCTGCTTTAGAATCTAAAGTACAGATTCAATATCTTTTAGTTGGTGGTGGTGGCGGTGGTGCTGGATCAGATACTACTGCAGTTAGAGGTGGTGGTGGAGGTGCTGGTGGTATGAAAGAAGGTACTTTCACTTGCTATAGTGGAACTCAACTTTATATTCAAGTGGGAAATGGTGGAAGTGGTGGAAGTGATTTTGTGCCAGGAACCACCGGAACTCTGAGCCGAATATCTAGTCCTAATGGTGATATTAAAGCCTTTGGTGGAGGTGGCGGAAAGGGTTATAATAATTGGTCAAACAATAATAATAGATGGGGAGCATCTGGTGGGGGAATAGATAACCATTCTGGAAATCACTTTAATGCAGTTCCTGGATATGTAAATCAAGGAAATCCAGGTGGATACTTATATCCATATTCTTATCCATCAGATTCTAGATCAGCATCTGGTGGTGGTGGTGCTGGAGATAAAGGAGAAGATGCTGGTAGTTCTTCTGGTGGAGATGGTGGTATAGGTAAACAGAGTTATATCACTGGTACTGGAGTGTATTATGCAGGTGGAGGTGGTGGAGGTGCCCGTGATGGGCATAGTAGAGGAATGGGTGGATCTGGTGGTGGAGGTAATGGTGGTGTTGCACCACCAGGTTCAACACCAGGTGTTGAAAATGGATATGGTGGGCAAGCAAATACTGGTGGAGGTGGTGGAGGTGCCGCAACTGGATCTAATTCGCAACATCCAGGACCTGCTAGTGGTGGAGATGGTGGAAGTGGAATTGTTATTTTGAGATTTCCTGAATCAGTAACATTTCAAGAGACTGGTGCTGGACCGATAACGTATAGTGGTCCAAGTCCAGTTCCTGGAACGGTAGATGAAAGATATTATACATTTACAGCTGGAGCTAATTACATAACTTTTACTAGCACGTAATCTTTTTTTAACTGTAGAACTAAAAAACACTATTAAATCTTATCTAAATAAAGAAAAAAGTCCGTCAAATGGCTGCCATTATAACTGATCAGATTAGAATATTAAATGCAGGAAATTTTGTAGATGGAGTTACTAATTCTAGTAACTCTTACTATTCCTTTATTGGGTTACCAAACCCTGCAGATTATCAAGATGATTGGGATCAAGACCCGCCATCTCCTAAAGATAATTTTGATCAAGAGAATGATTATTGGGACACGATGGTTGCTCTCAAAAAAATTAATGCAGCAGACATTAGGCAAGTTGTTCCTAAGAGAGTTTGGTCCTCTGGAACTACCTATGACATGTATCGTCATGACTACAGTAGAACAAATACTGCAGTAGTTTCTGGTTCTACATCACTATATCTTGCAAATTATATTGTAATGAATAGTGATTTCAGAGTTTACATTTGCCTTCACAATGGAATTGATCCAGATAATCCAAGCGCTAAACCGTCCTTGGATGAACCAACATTTACTGATTTAGAACCAAGATCTGCAGGAACAAGTGGTGATGGTTATATTTGGAAATATCTTTACAGCATTAGACCAAGTGATGTTGCTAAATTTGAATCAACAGAATACCTCCCAGTTCCTTCTGAATGGTTGACTTCTACAGATAACTCTGCAGTCAGAGACAATGCTGTTGATGGATCGATCAAAATCATCACTATTACGAATAGAGGTGTTGGATTAGGAACTGCGAACACGACATATACTAATGTCCCAATCAGAGGTGACGGATCTGGAGCAGAATGTACTATTACAATTGATGGTAATCAGCAGGTAGGTTCAATAACAGTTTCTGATCAAGGTTCTGGTTATACTTACGGAAGTGTAGATTTTGTTGCAGGAGGAGTTCCTGTAGGAACTACAAGACCTGAGTTTAATGTCATCATCCCACCTCAAGGTGGACATGGTGCAAATATTTACAGAGAACTTGGTGCATATAATGTACTTCTTTATTCTAGAATTGAAAATGATACCACTAATCCAGATTTCATAACAGGAAATCAAGTTGCAAGAATTGGTATTGTAGAGAATCCTCAGCAGTTTGGATCAACTGATCTTGTTACTGCAGATAAAGCAAGTGCTTTGGGTGCTTTGAAGTTAGTTGGAACTGGATATAGCACAGTCACCTTTGATCCAGATTCATATTTTACACAAACTATTTCTACAGGAACAACGGCTGTTGGTAGAGTTGTAAATTATGATTCTACAACAGGAGTTCTTAAATTCTGGCAAGATAGATCACTGGCAGGATTTGCCACTGTAGGAACTGCACAAACCAATCCAACTTATGGATATGAGTTGCAAGAGTTTACTGCAACTCCAGGAACAGGTGGTTCTTTGACAATTACTCCATCTACTGGATTAAACTTGACAATTGATACAAACTTTACAGGTATATCTACCGTAATAAATAATAGGACATACTATCTTGGTCAAACTTTTACAAATGGTGTTGCCAATCCTGAGGTCAAGAAGCACTCTGGTAGTATAGTTTACGTTGATAATAGACCTTCTATCACAAGATCGTCAAATCAAAAGGAAGACATAAAAGTTATTTTGCAGTTCTAAAGAATTATGCCACAACAAACGAACCTCAATGTATCCCCATACTTTGACGACTTTGACTCGCAAAATGATTATTATAAAGTATTATTCAAGCCAGGGTATCCAATTCAAGCAAGAGAACTAACATCTCTGCAATCGATATTACAGAATCAGATTGAAAAATTTGGTCAGCACTTTTTTAAAGAAGGTGCTGCTGTAATTCCAGGAAATACTAGTTACAATGGTCAATATTATGGAATTCAGTTGCAGAATAATTACCAAGGAGTTCCAGTTTCTGCATATGCAGATCAATTAGTAGGAACAAAAATTACTGGAGATAGATCGGGAGTTTCTGCTTTTGTCGATAAAATTCTTTTTCCAGAAGATTCTGATAATGGAAATTTGACACTTTATATCAATTACTTAAACTCAGGTTCTGTAGATAATACCACAAGAGAGTTTTTAGATGGAGAAACTTTAGTCTGTAATGAGCAAATTTCTTCAGGTCTTCTCGGAAATTCTGTAATTCCTGCTGGTTCACCATTCGCATCAACTATAGATGTCGATGCTACGGTAAATGGTTCTGCATACAATATTGCTGAAGGTATCTATTTCATTAGAGGTTCTTTTGTTAATGTTTCTTCTGAAACTCTGATTCTTGATCAATATAGCAATGGACCAAGTTATAGAGTAGGTCTTTTCATTACAGAAGAGATTGTAACTTCAGATATTGACGAATCTTTAAACGATAATTCTCAAGGTTTTAGTAATTACTCTGCTCCCGGTGCAGATAGACTTAGAATAACTGCGTCTCTGTTTAAAAAACCTTTAACAGATTTCAATGACGATAATTTTGTTCACTTAGATACCATTGAAAATGGTTTATTAGTAAACAGATCCAAAAAAGGTCTCACTATAGGAGCTGGAAGTGTAGCTTATAAAGATCTTGAAGAAGTTTTGGCAAGAAGAACTTCTGAGGAGTCAGGTGACTACTATGTAAAACCATTCACAATTAGGGCATTAGAATCTCTGAACGATCATCTTGGCAATAGAGGTTTATATGAAGAAGGACAAACTACTCCAACTGGTGGCGTAGTTTCTGATAATCTTGGTTTATATAAAGTATCTCCAGGAAAAGCATACGTCAAAGGATTTTCCGTAGAAACAGTTGGTCCTACAATTATTGACTTTGATAAACCAAGGACTACAAGAACTTTAGAAGGGCAAAATTTAATTTATAATACTGGACCTACTCTTTCCTTAAATAGAGTTTTTAGATCCCCAACTGTTGGACTTGGCAATACTTATTTTGTAAGTCTCAGAGATCAGAGAGTTGGTTCGGTACAAGATCCTGTTACTCATCCAGGAAAAGAAGTTGGAGTTGCTAGGGTATATGACTTTAGACTTGAATCTGGATCATATAATACATCCAATGCAAATTTAAATCAATGGGACTTATGTCTGTATGATATACAAACTACTACAGACATTACATTAAATCAAGCAATTAATCTTAGTGTTCCAACTCGTGTAGAGGGTGCTAATAGTGGAGCTACTGGTTTCTTAAGACATGAAGTTTCTGCAGGAACTGCAGTAACTGTTTATGAAACAAGTGGTTCTTTTGTGACTAACGAGAGACTAATTTTTAATGGTATTGATGATGGAAGAATTGCAATAGCAGTTACTGCACATGGAATTTCTGATGCTAAATCTGTATTTGGTGGTGGAGGAAATACTGGAATCAATACTTTTAGTGCAGATATTATCCCATCAACTTCTTTTGTTGTTGGAATTGCCACTATCAGTCCTGCTGCTAGTGGAATTAGCACTATTATCAGTAAGAATCCAAAGTTCCCTGGAACTGTTGTTAAAGAAAATGATTTAGTTGAGTATACTGATACTACTTCATTAATTAATGATCCTATTATTGCAAGAGTAACGGGAGTTACCGCTAACTCAATTACTGTCGAGGGTGTAGAGTCGGTAGGAGGTATTGCTGCTGGAGCATTACCATCCAATATTTTATCAGTTACTGATCTTAGGGTTCTTAAAACAAAATTCTCTTCATCATCTGATGACACTCTATTCACCCCACTCCCAAAAGATAATATATCATCAGTATCATTAAAAGATGCTTCACTGACAATCAGAAAAACTTTCACAGTTAATATTTCTGCAAATCAGTTGAGTGGAAGTGGAGTAACAGCAGATACTAATGAAACTTTCCTTCCATTCGATGAAGAAAGATATTTACTTACAAGATCTGATGGCACTACAGAAGCACTTTCTTCTGACATGTTTGATATCAGTTCTGATGGGTCTTCCCTTCAGATTAGAAATCTTGGATCCAACGATGCTGGATCTACTTTAGTTGCTTCACTAACAAAAATTAAACCAAAATCAAAAGTTAAGATTAAAAACAGAGTCAACTCTATTGTTATTGATAAATCAAAACTTGAGGGATCTGGTATTGGTGCAACGACTCTTAATAATGGACTGGTTTATGGAAATTATCCATATGGAACTAGAGTTGAAGATGAAGAAATTTCATTGAATGTCCCAGATATTGTAGAAATTCATGGAATCTTTGAATCTTCAGGGACGAATGCACCTTCTGCACCTTCATTAACTCTTCAGACTATTAATAGTCAGTCAACAACTACTGCAGAAATTCTGATCGGTGAGCAGTTAGTTGGACAAACTAGTGGCAGTGCTGCAGTTGCTGTTGAAATTGCAGATAGTAATACTATTAAGTATGTACTCAAGAACACAATCGGATTCACTGAAGGCGAAACTGTAGAATTTAAAGAATCTGGAGTTACTGCAATAATATCTGAAAATACATCTTCAGATAGAGATGTATCTTTAAACTTTACATTTAAGTCTGGTCAGGAAAATACTTTCTATGATTATGGAAGACTTAAAAGAAAATCAAATTCTCTAGCACCTTCAAAACAAATTAGAGTTTATTTCTCTAATGCATATTTTGATTCCACTGATGACGGTGATATTACTACAGTAGAATCTTATAAGCAATTTGATTATAAGAATGATATTAAAGTGGTTAACGGTAATAGGACAACTGATATTATTGATATAAGACCAAGAGTTTCTAATTACACTGTAAGTGAAAACGTAAGATCTCCTTTAGAATTTTTTGGAAGGTCTTTTGATAGTGCTGGACAATCTGCTACTAATGTATTAGCTTCTGATGAAGCAATTAGATTAGATTATTCTTACTATCAAGGAAGAATTGATAGGATTTACTTAACAAAGAGGGGAACTTTCCAGGTAGTTTATGGAACTCCTTCTGATAGTCCTCAACGACCAAATCCAATTGAAGATGCAATTGAAATTGCACAAGTTTCATTACCACCATATCTTTATGATACAAAAACAGCTGATATTAAATTCTTAGAATATAAGAGATATCAGATGCGTGATATCAAGAAACTTGAAGATAGAATTAGAAATCTTGAATATTATACTGCACTTTCTCTTCTTGAAGTAGAAACTGCTAATTTATTTGTTGAAGATGATGAAGGTCTTAATAGATTTAAGTCTGGTTTCTTTGTAGACAATTTTACAGACTTTAAAGTCCAAGACACTTTACTGCCTATTAATAACTCTATTGATAGAAAAGCAAAGGTTTTGAGACCAAGACACTATACGACTGCACTTGATTTGTCCTTTGGTCCAGTTGTTGGAGATACTTCTAACGAAGATGTAAACTTTAATACTATTGAAGGAACTAACGTTAGAAAGCAAAATGGTATTTTGACTCTTGATTATGCTGAGAAAGAATTTTTAAAGCAAGCATTTGGAACAAGATCTGAAAGTGTTACACCTTACTTGAAGAGTTTCTGGAAGGGAACTCTAGAGATGGTTCCTGCATCCGATGTTTGGGTAGATACTGTTAGATTAGAACCTCAGATTATCGGTGTTGAGGGTGATTATGCAAGAACATTTGATGATCTAGTTGAGTCTGGTGATATTGATCCTCAGACTGGATTTGGTCCTATTATCTGGGATTCTTGGGAACAAAACTGGACTGGATCAAGTTTTGTTGATAGAGATAGAAGAAGAAGTGAAACTCGTGGACTTGGTGGTCGGAGGAGAAGAACTGATATCATTGAAGAAACTCTGAGAACTACAACCAGAACTGGAACTAGAACCAGAGATGGACGACAGACAGCAGTTTTTGAATCTTTTGACCAATCTACTATTGGAGATAGAACCGTAAGTAGAGATCTTATCCCCTTCATGAGATCTCGTAACGTGGAATTTACTGCAAAGCAGGTTCTTCCACTTTCTACAATGTATGCTTTCTTTGATGGTGTAGATGTAACCAAGTATTGTGTTCCAAAATTACTTGAAATCTCAATGGTCTCTGGAACCTTCCAAGTTGGTGAAACTGTTGAAGGTGTAATAATTAGAACCGGACAAGGTGGAAATCAAGTCTCTACTGAAGAATCTGATCCATATATCAGATTTAGAGTTGCTCAACTTAATCATAAGGAAGGTGCATTTGATGCTCCAACAAAAATCTATGTAGAGAATCCATATACAAATCAACCAATTTCTGGAACTTATTCTTCTACCTCATCTCTTCTGAATATTGATACTGCATCATTAGCAGAGCAAGTAAGAGGAGATTTCTTTGGATGGGTAGGAGCTGGAATGGCATTCAGAGGTGAAACAAGTGGAGCAACTGCTACTATTGGCAATATTAAATTAATATCTGATAGGTCTGCAACTTTGATTGGTAGTTTCTTTATTCCAAATCCTAACAACTCTAGTTTCCCATCATTTGAATCTGGAACCAAGACTCTAACTCTGGTTAATGATCCTAATAATAATCAGAGAGAATCAACTACGGTTGCTGAAGAAGAATTCAATTCTTCGGGTACTGTTGAAGCAAAACAAGAAACAGTTCTTTCAGTAAGAAATGCAAGAGTTGATGTACAAATTGCATCTGAATCAGAACCTATTAGATCTGTTGATACTGCTATTATTGAAAGTAGAGTAGTCAATAGTTGGGAATGGTGGGTGCCACCTCCACCACCACCTCCACCACCACCACGTCCAAGACCACGTCCAAGAAGATGGCGTGGAGACCCACTGGCACAGTCCTTCTATGTTGGTGAAAATGCTGGAGCATTCATAACTAGTTGTGATGTATTCTTCAGTGCTAAAGATGACATGGATGTACCTGTCACTTGTCAGATTAGGACAATGGAAAATGGACATCCTTCACAAAAGATTCTTCCATTCTCTGAAGTAGTCTTGGATCCAGATGAAATAACAACTTCATCTGATGGATCAGTTGCAACAAATATTCCATTTAAGGCACCTGTTTATGTTGAGGCTGGAAATGAGTATTGTGTTATTCTTTTATCAAACTCAGTAAAATATCAGGTCTTCATTTCAAGGGTTGGTGAAAATGATTTAGTTTCAGATGATTTTGTTGCAACACAACCAACGTTAGGATCTCTGTTCAAATCACAAAACTCATTTACATGGGAACCAAGTCAGTGGGAAGATCTCAAATATACTCTTTACAGAGCAGAATTTGAAACCACTGGTAATGTTGAACTCTATAGTCCCGAACTTTCTGAAGGAAATTCTCAGATTCCAAAACTAATGCCAAATCCATTAGAAATTGAATCTAGAACTATTAGAGTTGGGTTGGGAACAACTGTTGTAGATTCTTATGAGATTGGTAATACATTCTCTCAACTTGGAACAAATGCAACAGGTAATCTGGCAGGAACTGCAGGACCGGCAACAGGAACACTGACGGTCAGCAATGCTGGTATTGGATATACTCCAGCAAGTGGTTCATTTACATTCAACGGAGTAAATCTGATTACCTTAACTGGACGTGGAAGGGGTGCAACAGCTAATGTTAGTATTCAAGATGGAAGTATTGCTTCTGCTCCAACTATTGTATCTGGTGGTTCTGGTTATAAAGTAGGTGATGTTCTTGGTATTGATGTAATTGGAAATGCATCTGTTGGTACTAATGCAAGATTAACAATTGCTAATATTGGAGATGCTAACGAATTGATCTTTAACAATGTTCAAGGTGAATTTATTGTTGGTTCTGCAAATACTATGATGTATACCAATAGTTCTGGTATCACAACTGAACTTAACTATTCTAATGGTGGAAATACTCAAATTTCTTCTATTAATGTTGATACTGATGGATTACACTTCAAGGTAAACCATAAGAATCATGGAATGTATTTTTCAAATAATTCTGTTATTCTTTCAAACGTTGCACCAGATACAATTCCAACTACACTTACTACAGAATATTCTGCAGATTCTACAAGTGGAATTACTGTTGCAGATTCTTCTGGTTTCGGAACCTTTGAAGGTGTTGGTATTGGAACTACTAATACTGGATATGTATTAATTGGTGATGAAGTTATTGAATATACAAATGTAACTGGAACTACAATTGGTGGCAATATTGTGAGAGGAACAAATGCTAGAACATATCCAATAGGAACACCTATTAGAAAGTATGAATTGGCAGGAGTTAATCTCAAGAGGATTAATAAAACTCATTCGTTGAGCAATGTGACGGACACTGATCCATTTACATTTGATTCTTACAAAGTCAAGATTGATACTTCTGAGAAGTTTAATGTCAATAATGAAGATCGTAGTGTTGACACAACATATCCCAAACTCTACTTCAATGAGACCAAAACATCTGGTGGATTTAAAGTAAGAGCTACTCAGAATATTCCATTTGAAGTTATTACTCCCAATATTCAATCGATGTTACTTTCTGGAACTTCATTGACAGGTTCTGTTAGAACAGTTACTGGAAAGAGTATTAGTGGATCTGAAATTCCTTATGGGGAGGTTGGATTTGAAACTATTAATGTTAATTCTGCAAACTACTTAGATACTCCTAGATTGATTGCATCTAAGGTGAATGAAAATCTTAACCTGACAAGTATTGCAGGAAACAAATCACTGAATATGAGACTGAATTTGAATACTGTCGATTCTCGTATTAGTCCAATTATTGATACTCAAAGAATGAGTGCAATTCTAACTTCTAATAGGGTCAATGATGTAGTTTCTAATTATGCTTCTGATGCTAGAGTGAGAACAGTATTTGATGATCCTACAGCATGTCAATATATTTCTAATGAGATTGTTTTAGAAAATCCAGCATCTTCAATTAAGATTCTTCTTTCCGGTCACATTGAGGAAACTTCTGATATTAGAGCATTCTATTCGGTATCTAATAATCCAGGTGATGAACCAATCTTTACACCATTCCCTGGTTATAAAAACCTTGATAGATTTGGTGAAGTGATTAATGAAGAGAATAGTGATGGTAGACCAGATACTCTTGTAGCAAGGTCTAATACAAGTTCATTCTTGGAATCTAATACCGAATACAAAGACTATACTTTTACGATTGACAATTTACCATCGTTTAAGATATATAGAATCAAGTTGGTACTTACATCAACTGATCAAGTCTTTGTTCCAAAAGTTAGAGATTTGAGAGTACTTGCACTGGCATAATATGGAATTTTATGAATTGGAAGGTCATAAGGATCTCGCAAGAGATCCTCAGACCAATGCTGTAATTAATGTAAATGAATTGGAATATAATCACTATATTTCTAGGCGTGAATCAAAGCATAAAAAGAATCAAAAAGTACAAACGATTGAGCAAGAAGTTGCTAATATGAAGAGTGATTTAGATGAAATTAAGTCTTTACTAAAGGAGTTTTTAAATGGACCCAAGTAACATTGAATTGAAAAATCTTTCGAAAAATTTTGCTTATACTAAACTAGCATCTCAAATTGATGAATGTGAAGATAAAGAGGAATTAAAAAATATTGCAAAAGCATTTTGTAAATTATACTATAAGCAGCAAGAAACTATTGCCGTCATCGGATTACCTACAGAGTAATACCCTAAATACAGTTAGGAAACTTGTGATTAAATGGCACAACCAGCAAGTAGAACAGAGTTAATAAACTATTGCAAAAGGCAACTGGGAGCACCGGTCCTTGAGATCAATGTTGCCGATGAGCAAATTGATGACCTTGTTGATGATGCCCTGCAATATTTCCACGAAAGACATTTCAATGGAGTAATTCAGACTTTTCTGAAGTACAAAATCACTCAGGGAGATGTTGATAGGGGAAGAGCAAGAGGTGGTGATAATCCAGTTGGTATTGTAACTACAACTGGAACATCAACTATTGATGGGTCCTCAGTAAATTTTTCTTTTGAGGAAAACAGTAATTATCTTCAAGTTCCAACATCAGTTATTGGAGTAAATAAGATATTCAGATTTGATGGGTCTAATACTGTAACAAATAACATGTTCAGTGTTAAGTATCAGTTATTTTTGAATGATGTATATTATTGGGGATCTACCGAAATTCTTAGTTATGCAATGACTAAGACTTATCTTGAAGATTTAGATTTTGCATTAGGAACAGAGAAGTATATAAGATTTAATCAAAGACAAGATAGACTTTATTTAGATATTGATTGGGGTGCAGCAGCTGTTGATGACTATCTAATTATTGATTGCTATCGTCTTTTAGATCCGAATGATTATACAAAAGTTTGGAATGATGCTTTCCTAAAGAAATATCTGACAGCACTAATTAAGAAACAATGGGGTCAGAACTTAATTAAATTCCAAGGAGTAAAACTTCCTGGTGGAATTGAACTTAACGGTCGTCAAATATATGACGATGCAGAAAAAGAACTAGAAATAATTCGTGAGCAAATGTCTAATACATATGAACTTCCACCATTAGACATGATAGGATAATAATATGTTAAATCCATTTTTTACTCAGGGTACTCAAGGTGAACAGAGTCTTGTTCAAGACTTAATTAATGAGCAGTTGAGAATGTATGGGGTAGAAACTTTTTATCTACCCAGAAAATATGTCTCCGAAAATAGTATCATAAGAGAAGTTGTTCAATCAACTTTTGATATGGCTCTTCCACTTGAGGCATATGTTGATAACTATGATCAATATTCTGGTGCTGGAAACATATTATCAAAATTTGGAATAGAGTCAAAAGATGAGATAAGACTTGTAATTTCAAGGGAGAGATTTGAAAATTACATCACTCCCCTGATAGAAAATGAAGACAATATTAAATTATCAACCAGACCAAAGGGTGGAGATCTTATCTGGTTTCCACTGGATGATAGAATTTATGAAGTAAAAGATGTTGAGTATGCAAAACCATACTATCAACTACAAAATCTTTATGTATATGAACTCACCTGTGAACTCTTCAGAATGGAAGATGAGGTCATTGCAACTGGTGTGGATGAAATTGATGATAATCTTATTGGAGACGAAATCGATGGTGTCACAGATGATGGTATTAGTACAATTCAAGGAATCACTCAGACTCTTACTCTTATTGGAGCAGCATCAACAGCAACAGCAACTGGGGCAATATTTGATGGTGGTGTAAGATTCTTCACTATTTCTGATAGAGGTGGTGGATATGGAGAAGTTCCTACTGTGGCAATTTCGTCTGCACCATCTGGAGGAACAACTGCAGTCGGTATTGCCACTATGATTGGTGGAATCAATGTATGTAATTTGAACGCAAACCCAAGATTACAATCAGTACAAGGTGTAAATATTGCAAACTCTGGTGCAGGATATACAGTAGCACCAAGTGTAAGAATTATTGGTGATGGTGTAGGTGCAGCAGTAACAGCAACTATTGGAGATGGTGTTGTTGGTATAGTAACTATTACTTCTGGTGGTGGTGGATACACTGAGAATCCACAAATTACATTTACAGGTACTTCTTCAGTATCTGCTGCTGCAACAGCTGTTGTTAGTGCTGCAGGAACTATTTCTGCAATCTATATGACAAATGCTGGTCTTGGATATACTGAGGCACCAACTATTTCTATTGCTGCTGCAAATAGTTCTGGATCTGGTACATTCCAGTTTAATGAAATTGTAACAGGGTCTGTTAGTGGAACTACTGCAAGGGTTAGAACTTGGAGTTCTGTTACTAATAATTTAGAAGTGGCAACAATATCTGGAACTTTCCTTGTAGGAGAATCTATTGTAGGTGGAACATCTGGAGCATCTTATATCCTAAGGGTGTCTGATAAAGAACCAATGGATGATGGTTATGCAGATAACTTCGAGATTGAAACAGAAGCAGATTCTATTTTAGACTTCTCAGAACAAAACCCATTCGGTATTCCCTAAATAAAACTATCTCATAAGAATGATATTGTAGGGATTAAAAATGTTTGAGTATTTTTACAACGAAATTTTAAGGAGGACCATTATATCCTTTGGTACTCTTTTTAATGGCATATCAATTCAGCACAAAGATTCTTCTGATAGTGTTGCTAGCGTTGTAAAAGTTCCTCTGGCATATGGACCTACTCAGAAATTTTTAGCAAGAATTGAACAATCTCCAGATTTAAACAAACCATCAGCAATTACTCTTCCGAGGATGTCGTTTGAATTTACTGGACTTACATATGATCCTTCAAGGAAAGTAACCACCACAACGGCATTTACAGTAAAAGATCCTAACGACGGATCTGAGTCAAGGAAGACATACATGCCAGTTCCCTACAATATGCAATTTGAGCTGAGCATTATGACCAAACTGAATGACGATGCTCTTCAAATTGTTGAACAAATTCTTCCATACTTCCAACCAGCATATAATTTGTCAGTAGAGTTGGTTGAAGCAATTCAGGAAAAGAGAGACATTCCTGTAGTGCTTGAAAATATTACGATGCAAGATGATTATGAAGGAGATTTCTCTCAAAGAAGAGTTCTTCTTTATACTTTAAGATTTACTGCTAAGACTTACCTGTTCGGTCCTTCTTCTTCCGCAACCAAGGATATCATCAAGAAGGCAACTGTCAGTTATCTTACTGGAACAGATCTTTCAAATACAACAAGAGAAGTTTCTTATTCTGTTGTTCCAAGAGCAATCAAAAATTATACTGGAGATCCAGCAACTACAATATCTGCAGATATTACAGCAGCAACTAAGACATTTGAAGTTGCTGATGTTAGTGGATTGACTGCTAAGTCATATGTTGATCTCAATGGTGAGCAGATCTTTATCAAGACAATTAACGGCAATAAGTTAACTGTCAATAGAGGTCAAGATGGAACAACCATTACAGATCACGTAGCAGGTGAACCAATTTATGTAATTGATGCTGCAGACAATGCATTGATTGCTGAAGGTGATGATTTTGGATTTAGTGGCAATACGTTCTGATGACTATGCAAATGAGTAAAAATTTTGACGAACTGAACGATACTTTTAATACTTCTGGAGATATTGTTAATCCAGAAGTAGTAGAAAAGAAAGTTGAGAAGTTAAAAGATTCGGTTGATGATATCAAAAAAGATTATGAGTATACCAGAGGTAATCTCTATTCAATTATTGAGAAAGGACAAGAAGCTTTGAATGGTGTTCTTGAACTTGCACAGGAAAGTGAAATGCCAAGAGCATATGAAGTTGCAGGACAACTTATTAAGAATGTTGCAGATGCAACCGACAAACTTTTAGACTTGCAAAAGAAACTAAAAGATGTAGAAGAAGAAAAACAAGTCAAAGGACCATCTACTGTTAATAATGCACTGTTTGTTGGATCAACTGCAGACCTTGCAAAGATGCTAAAGGACGGACTTAAGGAAGATAATAAATAGTTAAAATTA